AACTCAAGTTTCACATGACCGTACATCTCCAAGAATTTAACTTCTTGTTTTTTAATGTCAGGTTTAGCTTCTAACGGATTAGTAATAGTTGCAACTTTAGGATTAGAACTACATCCAACAACTAATAATAATGACGCTAAAATAACTGATATTTTTTTAGCTTTCATTTAGTTTCTCCTCATTTTTGAAATGTTTATTGCATCTTCTGCCGAGAAAATAGGTACGGCGTTAGATTTGTGTAACTGGCCGATGCCAATCATAGCATCACCAGTGTATTTGATAGATTCTTTTTTACCAGTCGAACCAACATTACTATTCAATGATGGATAGTTTGGTGTCTCTCGACGAACCACGACTGGATCCGATGGCAGCTTAGACTTCTCTACCTTTCGACCAGGTTTAATGTCATACTTGTCAAGTAAAGCTTGCCATGAAGCCTTTTGCGCGCGCTGCTTTGCATTAGGTTTCCTAGGTTTACGCTTAGGAATATACGGATGTATTATCATAGACCCATTATACCAAATAAATTAATTAAAGTAAACAGTTAAATTATTTCTTCTTCGTTTTGAATTTCACGGTAAGCTTCGAGTGCGTCAAATACCCGAGTAGCAGCACTTGAATAGATGACCCAATTACCATACTCTTGACGATCTGATTCGTTGATGTATTCGAAACCAGCATAATACTTAACACTGCGGTCGTCAACTTTGTTTACGATGATATAGTCAAAGCCATCAGTGTAGGCATAACCAAATGACCTACGATCTAGACCAAAAGCTTCAGGTTCCACTTTACGATAATCACTACTATTAAGCATTATCTCAAAGTCACGATCAAATTTATTTAATAAGTTATACATAATTAATCTCTCCGTTATCAATTTATATAACCATTATACCAAATAAGCTATTTAATGTACATAGTTAAATAGCTATATAAATCAATAACTTATGAAAAGAATGATTCTAGCCCGCCGGAGGCTGACTTGGGAGCATTCCAATCAGCTCCAGTCCAATAGGGGTATGAGGCCCGAGATAGATGGACAGACTTTGGCTTCTCCATGTACTCAAAGTCTAGCTCTCCCTTAGAGTTGATCATGTTATCTACCCATAAGAATACTGGGAACTTGTCTTGAGTCATGATCTCTTCTTTAAATATCTGACGAAGGTTATCTCGTTCCTTCTGTGTTCCAGTAAATGGTACACCTTTATAGTATCCTGTCTTTGGTAATACACGAGACTCGTTCTCAATAGGTAATAGTTCCCACATAGTTATAGGCGCATCATACATATCTGAGATGCGTTGACACTCGGCGATATACTTTGCTGCAAGATCTTTAGTAGACTGAACTGGATCTGGAAACCTCATGAGGTGATGACGGATGTCTATATTGCCAAAGTATGTTTCTATCTCTGAGTATTCTCCGTGTGGTATGAACTTATCAAATCCTTGTTTGATTGCACCATGTAGCGTTTTAAATGGTGTAGATACATTCATCCATTCTGGACGATACATACAGATAGCATGTGAATCACCTATCGCGATCTTATCATATCGTCTAGCAAGATTAGGATCAAGGGTCTGAGCGTTCTTTTGTATATTTTGAAGGTTACCCCAATCGATCTGTAACCAATCGCGGTTTAACTTCTTACCTTCCTTACGTGCTTTGTCTACACGTGGATATAACATACCATGATAATCGGGCATGTCTATAACAAGTGACCATACTTCACCGTTAAAGTTTGATAGTGCTATGATGTACTCGATGTTTGCATAGTTCTCTAATCCACCGAATAAGTTGAGTGATCCACCCCAGTCGTTACCATGATAGAGAGCAACTATATCGTATTCGTTATAATCGAATAGCTGTTTGCCTGTCATGTGTATAGTCACATCATGACCTGCATTCCTTAATTGGTCTGCATAGATTATGCCTTGCGCGGCCTTATGAGATGCTATCTTATTGGAAACTGGCGAGAGTGGCTGTGTTAGTAATACTTTCATCTTTTTTCCATTTTCTATATGAGTCTGTCTTATCTATGATACTATAATCGTTTAGTACTGGATCTGTGCCTACGTTCCACATCAAGATGTTTCTTCCTGTGTTTTTAGGTATGTACTTCCAAACCTTTGCATCGTATGTACGTACTGTTGGAAACGGTGGTAAGTTCTCTAGTTTTTCTGGTGTTGCAAATTCTAATGGCTCTGATATAAACTCTGCACGACCTAATTCACCTTGTTGTAAGTTACGTGCTACTGCAACTGAATGGAACTTTGCATTTGGCCATGCGATCTGTAGTGCACGTGATAGTACACCAGTACTTATAGCTACGTATACTTCATCTGGTTCAGGGATACGTGATGCAGCATACACGATACCGGCAGTCGCAAGTTCATGTCTTAAACCTAGTGGAACGAACGCATAACCGTTTTCCTCTGCATACTTCTTAGCATATAAGTTTAAGTTAGGCATCGCCGCGATACGTTCAAAGTGCACCTCTGCTCCACGCTCAATACAGCATGCTTGATGATGTGAGATCTGTTTGGATGATGGCATAAACAATACGATCTTCTTACCATGTATCTTTGCTACATCACATAGAGATACACCAGCAAGTCCTACTCTTGGTTGTACATATACTAATGTATCGTTTGGGATCTTGGCCGCAAGTAAATCACCAGCTCTTGTCTTTGTACCAACGATGAGATCATCGCGAACCACTCGTACACCTTCATGCTCGATGACAACTGGATCTGGGTTATACGGTGTCCATCCTTCACACAAAGATAAGTAATAATCTTTGGCTTCTGGCCATGTCATCATACCTACTTCTTTGTTTACACCTTCAACGAACGTTCTCATTATTTCCTTAAGCTAAAAGTTTCAGGGAATATCCACGAATAAGGGATACGTTTAGTAGGTGATTTAACACCATGACTAATAGCTATATGTTTATAGAAGAAGCATGTCTTATCTTCAATGTTTAACATCTTTTGTGATAGCATTGGATTACGTATATCATCTCTTAACTGATGCATTTGCGCCAACCATAATTCACCATTTTTATTCTTAGGTACGAACTGACCATCTGGATCAATCTCATATTGTACTTTACCGTTTAGATTAACTCCAAAGATTTGTGCCATCCCATCGAAGTGTCCTGTACCGCCAAATAATACTGACTCAGGATCTACGATGTCAGGATATGCCATAGCCATGTATCGTGCGGTGTTTTTGCATGGATATAGCGGACTTCTAAAGTTTTGTTTCTCTTTGAAATACTTCTCTAATAGTTTAGCATACTCCATCATCGTAAATGGTCGTTCTAATCTATGTCTATGCTTCTCAAGAAACTCCCACATTTCCTCAGCTGCTTGTTTAGGACCGTCTATCAACCAATCTTTAACTAATGTATTCTTAGGATAGTAGATTTGGAATAGATCGTTACGTGCATGCCTGTTTTCTTTAAAGTGTTCTCTTAGATTCTCAGGACCTTGATACATCAAACGTGTTAGTGTACCCCAATGTTCATTACTAAATGAGAATGTAAGTGTATACCATAATCTTAACTTAGGATCTGTGACCTTCTTCATGATATCACAGAACGGATGCTCATGCCAATGGAGTCTATGTGAGAATATCTGATAGTCTTCAGCTAATAGTTGATCTCGTCTAAGATCAAACTCCTGACAGAACTCAAAGAACTTATCTAATCGTTTTTCGAGTGGCCAATCCTTCATCCAAGATTCTGTAGGCTTACCATCTTTTAATACTACAGGACTTGTACCTTTATAGGTAATGTTTCTGTATTCTACATTTTCAATGAATCGAGCTAGAGTGTTTTGCATAGTTCCTTATACTGTTGTACTGTCATGTTATTTGCTTTAATGATAGTGTCATCTGATGGATGAGCTGTCATGTTATTAAATGTATCTATGAGACCAAGTTTGAGCATAGCTTCTTGTCTACCAAATGGATGATCTTTAATACGACATGATGACCATACTGAATCAAAGTCAAGATGATTGTAATCTGCACCAGGTCTTACATAGTTTTCTACCCAACGAATGAAGTCACAACATACGTCTTCAGCATTGTATGGATATGCACCCGTCTCCATATAGATTCTCTCCATAACTTTATCTAAGAATTCTTCTTGCTTCATCTTAGATGTAGGTTTGGCAAGATATGATATGCACTCTACCGCATTTGTACCGTAGTAAAATGGTGATGATTTATCTACATACTTTGGATACCAATCTGCAATATCTGCAACTACTGCTGCATATTGGAAGTGGTACTGTCTAAGATCATTCTTAACATTCCAATCTAACATGAATGAACCGATCTCTCTTAATGATCGTTCACCACCAGATTCTAAAAAATCTGCAAGTTCTCTTGCTAATCGTGGTGCATACTCTGATAGGTAATAGTCTCCACCTCGTTTATACTTGGATTCTGTTGGTGGTTTTGGAAATGCTGGGAACTGGTAACCGACAGAAGTGTAGAAAGAGTATGGATAGTTATTCACCATCTCGACCATGTCTTCGATCGTCTTACAGTTATGTAACGAGAATAGTAGGGTATTATGGTACCCACTAGGTTTTGTAGAATAGTTGATTGCAGAACCACATACACGATGTAGGATGAAGATGTACAGCCATTCGGGCAGTTTAAAGTCTGCATGCTTGCCTGTCCAATTCTTAGCTACCGTATCACGTTGATGGGTGATCTTACCGGCTTCCATCTTTTTCCAATAAGGATGTTGTTCTGTCCAACCGTAAAAGCAATCATTAACTATCTGAGAAAATCCTGCATACTTACGTTCAACCACATCGTATAGTTCAACATGATGTAGTAGCTCATCGTTCATGTCTGATTCTGCATGCGGTGTCATACCATAAGGAGGGTTAAGAGATACATTACACTTCTCTTGCTGATCCTTTGCAAGATTAAAGTATCTTATATACTCATCATAGTATTGCGTTGTCTCAATCATTCAAATAATCTCTTAATTTAATTAGCATCTGTTCTTCATATTTAGGATCATTCAAGTTTCTATTGCGTGGAGATGGGTGATCTATCTTATAGTGTGGTATGTTATACTTCTTACATACGCGTTCTACAAACCCGCCTAACGCTATGATCTTCTTTCGACCATGTGTTACAGTATACAGTTTTTTATATTGCACATCTTTTATATCATAACTGTTGATCTTATCTGGTATCACATTGTGAAATGCAAATGCATGTACATCTACGACTTCTAACCATTTACTTAGACGTGCAAATGTCCCATTCTTAAACGGTTTAGTTTTAGAAGAGGGACATTGGCCTAAGATCAATATATCATTGGAAGTCTTATGACCTTCAATGAAGTCTGGAACTGATTTCATAATATAATTATATCCCGTATGGGATTAAAAGTACAATTATTACGCTTTAAATGCTGCGTCGTTTGCACCAGCAATAACGATACCAGAACCAAAGATCCTGTTGTATTCGTCTGCTAAGTCTTGTTTTGGGTAACCATTTGCAGCAATCGCTGTGTGGTTTAATGAGACTGTACCGTCAGCATAAGGCATGAATGGTGCAAAGCCTACTGACATTGCTCCTTCTTTAGCTTGTCTATAGATCAATAAGACTGCGTCTTTAATGACCATAGCGCCTTCGCCTGATGAGACCTGTGTACAAAGGATCTCTTCGCTGCTTGTTAATTTGATTAATAATAGTTTAGTGTCTGCCATCGTACTCATCCTTTAATAATATAAATTCAATAAAATCTGCTGCTTGCTCTAAATTACCAAAGTGTTTCACAAAAAATTTATCAATGTCCATAAGATGATTACCTACGACTACGACACTCATATGTTTAAGTACTGAAACCTTCAGTTGATAGTTTCCTCTCCGTAAGAACGGGTAGGATACTAAATCTTTTGTTAAATGCTTCATCATATATTTATGAGAGGGGAGATTGCTCTCCCCGCCCTTTTAACTATCGTCTTCTACTAATAACTCTTTTTGTTTAGTTACTAATGTCAAATCATCTATGATCTCAATGTTACGAGGTTTCTTAGAGTCTGGAATAACATTCTCAAGAGCGATACGTAAGACACCATTTTGAAACTCAGCTGATCCAACGACTTCTACGGTATCAGCAAGCTTGATGGATTTAACGAATGATCTTGTACCGATACCCTTGTGCAGATATTGTACTTCAGCATCATCAGGATTTTTTTGTCCTTTGATCTCAAGTAGTCCATCTTTAAGGGTGATAGTTACCTCTTGTTTATTAAAGCCAGCGATAGCTAATTCTACGATGTAG